TCGTGTGACTGATGCTCGTAACACTGCGTTCAACATCTACAAGAACAGCAGCACACAAGAGAACATTCGAGGCACTGCGTTCGGTGCGTTCCAAGCAATCGTTGAGTACCTCGATTGGAACTCACACAAGTCAGAGGCTACCCGTGCAGAACGTGTAATCTCTGGTTCATATGACCGACTCAAGAGCAAAGCTCTTGACCTAGTAACACAGGAGGTAGCATGACAAACCCACTACAAAAGTATGTAGACCAGCAGTATGTACAGCCACCACTCACGCCACGACTGGCGCAGTACATACTCAAAGCACTGGACTACCTACATATCTACTCACAAAAGCACAACGAACCTGCTCTTATTATAGAGCAACCATTGCATGACGAAGCCGAAGCGCTAGTCACTGATGCAATCATCTATGCACCAGAGGAGAATGATGGGCAAACTAAAAACTAATCAGGTACTAGAAACTAGCGCAGCTACGCTGCTAGTTGTACCCAAGAATGGATGGTCATGGTACTGCGGGTATCATGACACTGCTGGCTCAGGCGATGACAAGGATGAAGTCCAGTTCATGGCAGGAGCACACATCCACTACCATCAAGTTGATGGTGATGTATGTGAACTGTATTACCGAGAACACAAACAGAAGGAGGAAGCATGACACGAGTGTATGACACTTGGTTCCACGAAGTGGATGGCTGGCTGGTTCATTACTGCGAGATGTGTAATGCAGAGATAACTGGTCGCACACCACAAGAACTACATGATGCACTAGACAAACATAAACTGTTTGTCGCTTGCGCTAAGGGGTACTAATGCCACGACCACGTCCGACTGAAATCAAGTTAGTTGCTAACTTGCTTGACCCAGATGGCACTAGCTCCGAAAGCGCTGCGGAATTGGCAGTTGAAATCATCGAGGCTCTTGATGAATCAAGAGGCAAGCGTGATTCCTACATACTCGTAGCGCAGTTAGCACGATGGGCTCCAGTCCAAGCGTGGGGTGAGTTCAGTACCAAACTGCAGGCTGAGAAGTTCGTCAAGAACTTATCGGCTGTAGATAAGAATGAGCCAGGCAGGGCAGTAGTTGTTCACCTTGAACAACCTGAAAGATTAATCGAACGGATTGGAGGAAAGTAATGTGGACAATAGTTGGATTCATTCTTACTGCGTATGTTGCTTACCGATATGGTAAACGACAAGGCGAGCAAGAGATGTATCAACTCTGCAAGAATGCAGACCAAGTACAGCGTGAGTTCTTCTCACGTATCAGTCTGAACTAGCAGTGTCAGGGGCGGGGGCTTGTGCCTCCGCCTCTTTTTCTTTACGCGCCTGTGCCTCCATAGTCTTAAGCATCGTAGCCCAGTACAACTTATAGAACTCTTCATCAAAAGCAAATCGCTTCATGTGTTTAACTGTTGCACCAGTATGAACATGCAATGGAATGCCAGCCTCTTTCATCTTCATAAAGAACTGGATGTCCTCGCCAATGAAAGTATCTTTGGCATTGTTAGCTTCATCCATCGACTCAATAAAGAATGAGATGTCACCGTGATGCTCACGCATCTTGTCAGCCACTGACCTATGCATCAATAGGAATCCAAACCCAGCGTAATCAACCTTCAACAACTGGTTGAATGGCAAAGGGTGAACGTATGACATAAGGTACTTATCATCTTCGTGCGCCATGAATACTGCAGGATATGGCTGCATGATTGAACTCTCCATCTGCTTTGAGATGAAGTAGGTTCCGCTGATAACAGGTCGCTCATCAGCATCAGCTGATGCCCATACTTTTTGCAGCGCCTCGTTCGTAAGAACAATGTCGCTATCTACCCATAGTAACCAATCAAAGTCTGTCTTCTTATGCCACACATCGAATGCAGTCTGACGTTGTCTGCCTATCTGATTACCTTGCACACGTTGTGCGCTAGTAATAGGAAGACCCGCAGTTAACAGCGTGTACACCACGCCTTCCATGAACTTGCCATCAACTGTTCCGTTGTCACACCAACAAACCATAATCTGATTATTGCGTGGGCTAGTCACAGCTTGTGCTCTCTTTGCAGGGTTACCCGATTTGCCCACCGTGATTGCCTCCCCATCCTCCGCCTTTGAAATGAATAGCAGGTGGCGTATACACCTTGGTCAATGTGTTATTACAATCTTTACATTTAGGAAAAGGGTCGTCTGTAATTATCAGCTCAACCACTGTGTCACATAGCTGGCACTTGAAATCGAATGTTGGCATTACTTCTTCTTATTCTTTTTAGCAACCGCTGCGTTGTCAATTAAGTTAGGGTATGGTCTACCTGCTGCCTTGGCACGAGCACGTGCCTCTGCCTTTTGTTCAGGTGTCAACGGAGTTGACTTCTTCTTTGGGTTGGTTGTTTTCCAAAATGGTTTCTTGTTCATTAGTATGGTGTTGCCCCTCCGAGATAATCAGTTATATCTCTTAGTCCTTTGTTGATAATTTGTTCAACTCTTTGTGGAGAAATGTCCCACTCTTTTGCAATCTCTGCAAGGGAAGCATCGCAACTGTACTTACAATTCAAGATACTTTGAGTACGTTTGTCTAGCTTCTTCATCGCTCTGTCTACATCAGCCAACATAGCCAGCAGATTGTTACCCTCGTTCGGTTGCTTCTTAGCTTTAACACCATGCACATCTGGGTCCATTACTTGGTTGGTCATTTGTGCATCTTCGGAGCCAAGCACCTTAATAAGAGTTTCAATCATAGCCAAGCGATAGAAGTATTCATCGCCAAGTTCATAGCCAAGCGCACGAGCTTTCTCCTTACGAGCGTACCGCTCGCCTGACCTACGGATAAATGTAGAGAAAGCTTTGTATCCCATCTTCCGTTCGACTTCATCTTCACGGAGTAGATACTCAGCTACTTTATCTTTACGCTTCCATGCATATTCATTCATTGCTTGTCTAACATCTTCAAGCTCAACGAACCGATGATATCTTTTAGATATACCCCATGCTATGCTGCTAGTTATTTCATTAACTAATTCCCAGATGGCATCTTCTTTATTTAGTTCAGTCACGGGCTCGCACCAAATACTCAACAGACTTAAGCATCAGCATGATGTCATCACCCAATAAACCAAGAGCTCGGTTATGATTAGAACAAAGCAAGCCACGCACCTTGCCAGTTACATGGTCGTGGTCTATGTCCAATGCTCGTGTTCCTTCTGGTTTCTTGCCACAGATGTAGCAACCACCATCTTGTTCTTCAAGCATTCGTTCATAGTCAGCAACATCAATCCCGTACATACGGATACGAGAGATGCGCTGCTCTGCATAAGTTTTATTTCTGTTTCTCGGCATACTTAGCCCATACCCCACGCTGCACCATTAGTGCGATGATTGCATAGTTAGCCAAGTCAACAAACGAATCCTCAAGGGATTCATTCTTTGGCTTCTCTGACTTAGGAGTATAGATAAGATTCTTTAATCTCTCTATCTTGTCAGACATGCGTACCATCAGCCCATTGGTTGCGCCACCTGGCGCATGCCAGATGTTATATGGACCGTAATCAATTTGTTTCTTAACTAGAATCGCAAGCAACTCATCGTAGATTTTTTGTGCATCTTCTTCGAATTGCAGGATGGTTGTATCTTCAGACAACGGAGCCCCTTCTATTCATCCAGTGCGCTAATCAACTTAGTTAACGCTTGAGCTCCTTGGTTGACAATTATACTATTGATGTCACTATCAGGCGGTAGCGACACGCGGACAGCTTGAGGGATTGCATCCTGCAATCGACGAGCTAGTTCCTGCCCTGGGTTAGACCCATCTTCCTTAGAGTCATTGTCTGTCGCAATGATTACCCTACCTATACCATCAAAACAACGAGCGAAATGATTCTTCCAAGCGTTAACGCCAGCAACAGCGACAGCAGGATGACCAGCAAGAGTTGCAGATATCGCATCAATCTCCCCTTCGACAATCAGTACTTGATGTACTGCATTAATGATTGCGCCTACGTTGTACAGGTGATGCTTCTGTCCAGTAGGAATCATGTACTTAGGGTCGCCATCATCTATCCGTCGAAACTTGAAACCAACCACGCCAGACTCAGTTATATAAGGGATGGATAGGTGATACTTCAATCTATCTTCATGACCAGGTGCTGGTTCAGTTACATAGCCAAGCTTAAATAGTTCGGCTCCATCAATGATGCCACGCTTCTCAAGGTATGCCTCGGCTGGTGAGCCAGCCAAGTTAGCATGGTATGTATCTGCAGCTTTAGTCCAAAGGTCAATCAGTTTCTGATTTGGTTTCATCTCTTCTCCTGCCTATGTACTATGAAAGGTGGAGCAGTATACACGTCATTCTTCGCTGCAATCTGCAGCGCCTTCTTCCAGTTTGCACCAGATGCGAGAGCACCTATGGCATAGGATGACCCTGAACCTAAACCATAGATGCCATCGTCGCGTAAGAAGACTGAGTACGTATCATCTACTTCATAGATGGTTCCGTTCACAGCCATTAAAAATAAAAAGTCATACTCATCTGAGTCAGTAGATGGCACATAGCCATTCTCTTTCAAACATTCACGCATGCTTGGGATTACAGTTGTAATCATAAAGTGATACGTGTCTTTAGTATTAGCTGGTATGGCAGGTGGCTTCCAGATATGTTGCACAATGTCACAAGGCTGGGTAGTGCCAGCGCCAGCAATAATAAACTTGCCTCGCTTAGTTATCTTAGTAACGATTGGATGTGAGTAAGGTCTGCCCTTCTCAGTTGTGGTTCTACTATCGGCTGCAATTAAGCAGCCATCGTGTTCTTGAATACCAATAATAGTTGTCATCGCACAGCTCTCAATCTAGGTGGAGTCCAACGACTACTTGACTTACGTCCACGTGTCGGAGCTGGTGACTTTGACTCCTTGCCTATGTTCTTCTCTGCCCATTTGCGAGCCTCTGGGTATGTTAAGTTTTCACGAGCCATGACAATCTGTATACCAGCGCCACGTCCGTTGCATGCATAACATACCCAGACACCCTTCTCTGAATTCACTGATGCAGACTTATGTGAGTCATCATGTACAGGACAAAAGATGGACTTGTCCCCACCTAAAGGCAGGTCTAATCCATAGTGACGAAAGACTGCTTCAAGGAATTCAGATTGATTCATTTGTTAATACCAATTCCTTTCCTGATGGAACCTGTACGCTTCACACCAAGTATCATATCGATGTAGCACATACTTGTGTGCTTCTTCTGTTTGTTTGAGTAATGACCATTCGGGTTTGCCCCACAGTAATTGCCATACTCCACGTGCTCCACTTGATTTGTTGTGTGAGTCCACGTTGTATCGGCTCTCTTTGTACGCAATGTTCAGCGCACAACGAACCTCTTTCATGTCGGTTGTCAGCTGTTCTAATGTGAACTTCACACGGTCCCGCTTGTCGGTTATTGCCGACAACTTCTTCTCGTATGTAAGTTCTGGCGATAGCGCCATACTCGGTGACATGTACTGCATCACTGAGAATAGAATAGCTACTATTGCTAACCGCATAGTTACCTCTTTTCATTTTGTGAAACTCTGTCACAGCTTCACTGATGTCCATTGTAACCTGCCTGTTTGAGCAGATTCACCCAGAGTTCTGCAGTCATGACTGCGTATGACTCTGAGATATTAGATGTGCCACGCTTTTTTATTAGCACAACTCCTGTCTCGGCATCAGCATGAGTCATCTCATTGTCTAACTCTTTTAGATACCCAGACAAGTCTATCTTCTTTTCATTCTTACATTCAATAACCACGCCATCAATACCGTCGATATCACCGACATCGTCGTGTCGACCTGCACCGTAAGCTCTTTCAGGTCATGGGTAGCCGTTAGCTATTAGCCACTTAACTACATCACGTTCGTACTGTGAACCTTTGCGTTTGGCTGGTGTTGTCATTTACCACTCGATGCTAAACCAGAAGAAAAGGAAATCAATATTAAAACTGTATCTATCAATACTGATACCTAAACCTAATCGTTGCAGGTTATACCCTGCATGAAATCTATGATTAGCTGAGTGAATTGAAGCAAATGTTTTCATACATAATCCTTTACATAAACCTCTTGAAGAATAATATTTCTTGCACGTCTTATTTTCCTACGTTCCACTGGAGTGGTTCCTCCCCACATCCCATGGTCTTCATGCTTTACTGCCCATTCCAAACATTCATTTCTAACCACACACCCCGCACATATCTTGCGAGAGAAACTATAGATATCAGTACCACTGCTCCCTTCCTCTGGAAAGAAAAGCTCGACACCGATTTCTCTACACAGTCCCCTGGTTAGGTCTGGAAATTTCATTGGTTCCCTTTCTTAGCAACTTCATTGCGGACAATAAGTTTTCTACTGTAACCAAGTAACCTTTGCTTCGGTTAGGTGGAATCTCACAAGTAATCTCATGACCCCAGTTCTTGACCACGTATCTAACATAATCTGTAGGAACCATGATTACGCCTTCTTCCAATACGAAAGCCCAGTAGTCAGCTTTTGTTACTGATAACCCTGATGGTTCCCAAGATTGAGATTTAAGATACCAACATTCCACTTCAATGTAAACATTATTTGTTTGATGCCACTTGCGGTCGCGTTTAACTTCAACGGTTTTGCCATTGGTTAGAAGTTGCTCAACCAACTTCTCTCCCTCACGGCCGTAAGAGAAATCTAAATCAAAGCTAGATAAGTTCGTCATTGCCACTGACTCATTGTTCTAGCTCTAAACAAATCAGATGATGAGTTATAGAGAATCATCTTGCTTGCTTCAGCAGCAAGCGTTACATACTCTTCAGCGGTAGGGTCTGCCTTGCCGTGACGATTCTTAACCACAGCAACCTTGTAAGTATTAGCAGCGCTATCCAGCGCCACGGATAAGACTAGTTCTGGTAGGGCTGCAACCTTGCCCATCAGAGCCTTACGTGGCGCTGGGTAGTTTGGCTTAGACATCTTCTCGTTCTCCGACACATGGTGAAGGACGATAAAGGCTGTTTCATATTCACGTGCCATGTAGTGAAAGGCTGACATAGCATCACGTAATGCTGTCCATTCATTGTCGCTGGCTGCAGCGACGTTCATCAAATTATCTACATACACCGCCACAGGCGCAGCACCGTGCAGTTCAATCCACGCTTCGATTTCTTCCTCGATGTCTTGTAAGGAAGGTGCTGGGTCAAAGGCAAACCGAACATGTGATGCACCCTCAGCTAACGCATCTTCAAGAAGAACGCTAGCTTCTGTATCCATCATCTTCTCAACGTCAGACACTTCTCTGTTCATAATGATTGCACCTGCACGAGTTGCTATTGTTCTGGAATCAGAGTCCGCTGAGATATATAACGCTGGAACTTTAGAGGCGATGGCGTACCACAATGCAAGTAGTGTCTTACCACCACCTGGCTGTCCTGCAATTAAATGCAGTTGAGCCTGACGAAAGGAAACTTGATTAGCAGTAAGCACGGGAAGCACCTCTGGTAATTGCTTACCAGCAGGTGACTCCACGCCAACTACTTGCAATAGTGAACGCATATTTAGTTTTTAGTCCAAATAGTTTCTGCTTCAGCAACGCCTGGCTTGAAAGGCTTTGGTCCCTTGGCTGGGTCAAACCAACCAACGTATGCCTTGCCAGCTTTTGATACGCCCTTCTTCTTAGCGTACTTGCCACGACCATCTGGTAGGTCTGGAGCATCTGGATGTCCATATGTCCATTCGTTACCGTACTTGTCTTTGACAACCTCAATTGCTTGAGGTGTTGTCGGAGCAGAATCAGCAAGCATTCCAGCATTCTGAAGATTCTGGATTGCCTGCTCCATATTGGTTGATGCATATACTGCACCTGCTGGGCGGTTAATAAGCAAGGAGTGCAAACTCTGTGCTTCACTGATTGCCTCAAGTGCAGCAGTTAAGTTTGACTTGAACTCAGCAACTGTATTACCTCGGACGGTAAACAAGTCCTGACCATTCAACTTGCCAGTATATGAAAACGTAGACTCAGTCATCTACTTTTCCTTTCCTTCCCCTTTGTTGTAGGTATTTGCAGAGGGAAATCTTTTGAGCCCATTGCTGGACATTTATCTTGGAACGAACACATCTTACAGTTTTCTCCCACTGATGGTGGGAACCAACCTTTAAACACGGCATCATTCATTGCGCCAAACGTGTATTCAAAATAATCAATACTCAAATGTGAAAGGTCGAACAGGTCATCAAGCTGACCTTGCCTTGTCATAAAGAACGCACCCCACTTAGGGCGGACTCCATAAATCTTTTCAATACCGCTGGCGTACAAGCCAGCTTGCACCATACCGAATGGTGTCCTAGCACCCGTCTTGAAATCTACGATTACCAAATCTTCCCCCACTTGGTAAACGATATCAATGACGAAGCGTACAGGTGTGCCTCCGAAATGCACACTTGCATCCCATTCAATGCCAGGACGACCATCAGGCATGGTTGCGATTTTCCAACCAGACTGAGCATACCATTTCTGGTAACCCTCAACCTGCTTAAGTCCATCGCTTTGCCAGAACGCTAGGTCTTCCCCGTCTGGTCGAGCTATAGTCTTGCGACCGCTAGTCTTCCACTCAGAACTAGGAATCCCTGATTGTTCTTCGACAACCTTAACGGATTCGTTAAATATGTCAAGCCACTTCTCAGCTAAAGTCATCGTCATCTTCTCTCGGTTTGTAGTCGGGATGGTCTACGGGAGTCGGCGTGGTCATAGGCGACCCACATTCTGCACAGAAAGAATCGGTGAACCAAAGCACCAACTCATAGTCTTGGAATATTGCACGGATAACCTGGATGTTAGAACCACAATTGATACACTCATTGCTGGGTATACCGCGCTGGTTAATTAGATTCTTGTTGGGTTCTGTAGAGCTCATGGTTCAACCATTCCAGCATTGAGTGGACTGCTGAACCAGCAGCCAAATACACAGCTGGTTTCTCAGGGACCATTGCTACTTTGCTGAGGTAGTATTTCTGTGGACAGGATTGCCAAGTAGATAACTGGCTATAGGACCGATGTGGGGGTAGTTCGCTCATGACACAATTATATCCAATCATCAAGAGAAGTGTCTGCAAGACACGCCGTTTGTTTTTTAACCAAGTCTGTGATAAGGTTGAGGGGTGGTGGGCGGGAAAGGCTCGCCAAAGGGCGAGCCGTGAAAAGAATATGTTAATTCAAAAAGAATGGGATAAGTTTTATCCAAGGTTCAATGAACTTCACAATCATTATATAAATAGATTTCATAAGAAGATTGATTATGCAAAGATGGACCCTAACTCTCCAGCTTGTCTACCAGATAAGCGTTATTGGGAGGGATGGAATGCTGGGTTAGATTGGGCGCATCGAATAGTTGATGGAGATAAATCGGCAGATTAAAAACAAAAAGAAGGGGGAACCGTTATGGTTCCCCCTATCTCTTTGGCTCCCTACCATTTAGGCGGAGCTACTGCGAGCGCATCCAGCGTGGCTAAGTTGATGCACCCGACCGCTGGGATGGAAAGACGATGCTGCAACCCTTTAATTACTTCAGATAGGGGAGCATCTAACACATCATCTCCAGCTATGTTTAGCGCTACCCTGACCTCTTTTACCAACGGGTGGCGCTCTCCTGGTGATACCAGGGATATCAGTTTATTTTGTTCCACTACTGAATAGGAACTTCCGTATCAATTGTTTGCAATTGAATTGTAACTATTCCACCAAATCCTGATGCGAATGAGGGTGGCGCAGTCTGTTCAAATTGGATAGCACGGATTGTACAGATACGTTCTTCTCCTGAAGAAAAGTCCTGGTATAGAACCGCTCCTCCATTTTGTTCAATGCGTTCCAGATAGTTAATCCTTTCCCATGGGTTGGATACTCTGGTAACTCCATTTGAATCTCTCTCTTCTTCATAGCAAAGCAATGGGATTGTTATTGTTCTAGACCTAAGCGGTGCTGGCAATGCACGACACTGCCATTCTTCTACAGTTGGTCCGACCGAAGCATCAGATGTACTACGAGATAGCGTTAGCGTAATTTCAAAATGGTCAGCTGGTTGTAGCGTCGCTGATAACTGAAACTCTGTTGACCCAGTAAGTGGAATAGATTCAATAGAAGATAAGTTATTGTCTTGGTCAGTAACAGCAAAACCAATTGTTCCACCTGCGCTGTCGGTTCTAATAGCAATAGATACTGGTTGTTTATTTTCTGCAGTACCCCAACGAATCCATCCAGAACTTATAGTTCCAGCTGATGCTAGATTGGTTGCATGTTCAATCCATACTCCAGATGATGAAGTAATAAACTTGCGACCAGTATTACCAATAAACGCTATACCATTTACAGTGCCAGAATCTGTAACTAAGTCTGGAGCAAATGCATAGCCATTATCTACTTCTGTAGCAAGATTAATTCTCCAAAGACCATTGGTGTTGTTAATTGCTTTAGCACGTGTAGCATAGATATAAGATTCATTGAACGCTATGTCCTTACATTCTTGCTCCACATTAAGTGGACCATATGTAAATGACTTACCATCAGTTGACTGATTACCAACACGAATACCTTTATTGGTTGCAAGTACTACATACTCGCTCAGGTATCCGCGAATCTGATTTAGGGTTTCACCTCTAGGCAATTCTGCAATAACTATAGGGTCTAAGATTGCAGCTAGCGGGCTAGTTTCATCAATACTAAATGACAATACACGAGAGATAATACCTTCGGTATAGCCAACAATAATTGCAGAGTTAAGCTCTGATATTGTATTAACAACCACTGAAGTATTAGGAGTTTCCCATCGTTCAGTTGATGCATCAAGCTTTGGCGTTGGTGTTGTGTAGGCTCTGCTTACTTCATAGATACCAACTTCAACAGTACCTTCACGAGCTGCAACAATGATGCGTTCTTTAACATATGCAATAACTTGAGGAAACCAGTCAGCAGCAACATAAGTTGGTTTGTCCCATAGTTTTCTTACAGCACCAGCAGTGCTGATATCAAAGATACCGCTGGTTGTGGCTGCTATGCAGTATGTTCCATCCGAGGTAATGCAATACACTACATCGCTCGTATTAATAGGAATGCTAGTTGATGTACTAGTTGATTGGTTATAGAACTTTAATCCGCTGTCTTGTATATAGAAAGTTCCACCAGATACAGTAACTGGATTTGATGCAGTAGATGTACTAAGTTGAGTGGTTGCTTTTAGTAACTTTATGTTACCAACTTCCCAAGGGTCTATATTAAAAGACTCATAGTAACGGTACAAGTCAGATGTTTCACCATCGTAATATCGCTCACCGCTGCCATGATGCCAAGATGTAGCAGACCGTAACCACCAGTTTGACAAAGAGTTTTCGCCAGCAGAAGTTCCTTGGTCGATACGTTCTTTCTGGTACGTTGTAGTAATACGACTAATTCTGTTCTGGTCAGATGCACCAGATAACCAAGGCGTGTTACCTATAGCATAGGTAGCAGCAAAGTCTTCTCGCTTGTATTTAACAAGCGCAGTAGGGATTGCTTGGCTGAGAATAATCGGTAGGTCGCCAACAAGTTCCTTGTTGTTTGTAGCCACGGGTTACCTCTACTTCTTATTTGTTGGACAGTCTTTACAGCAGCAGTGATGGTGTTGAATAACTGGTGCAATCTTCTTACTTGGTAATGGTTTAACTACAGCCTTTACTTGATTAATTAACTTAGGCTGATTCATCCACCAGAACCAGGGAGAAGTATCGTTACCGCTAGCATCATTAAGAGAAATATGTATATGCTTAGTGTGAGGGTTATCACCACTGTACTTTCGGTTACCTTCTTTAGCTCTCTCTTTAGACCAAATCTTCTTATTAAAAATAAGATACTTGACACGAGCATCTTCTTTAAGTTTCTCAAAGATGATTGCACAATCAATGCCATTCGCTGGGTCATGGGTAAGGTCTACTGCTAGCCCAGTATTGTGGTCCGAGGTTGGGCTCATCTTGAGATGAGCAGCACTGGGTAGAAGACCATCGCTTGCGCTCTTGCGTTTCGGTGCTAACGCCGTCGCTTGGCGCAGCACAGCAATTGCAGCAGGTGTGGCTTTCTTGGCAACAGTTGGTTTCATTCATTTCACTTTCCAGCAACTAATGTAAATAATTCGTCGACTCGACGCTCCAGTCTGTCGATTGAATCCCGAAGGGATGAGCCATGGTTAGGCTTGAGTTCAGTAAGGTAGTGCTTGACTAACCAGCGAACGGAGCCAGCGAAACTGGCGACTATTGTGGTGACCGCTACAGCGACACCAGCCCATTCGTTGGCACTCATTATTCTGTCTTACCGAATGCTGAGTCGGTTGTATCTAAAGCACGGAGCAAGACGGGCAGCACTGCCACGACTCCCGCTGTGAAGATAGCTTTGAGTCCCGCTGCGTCAAGAGTGAAGATATCCCCACCAGTAGCAGTAAAGGCAGCAAGGCAAGCGCCGATAAAATGGCGGACATAGCTTTTAACAGCTGCAAAAGTTTTTTCATTCATTTATTTCTCCTTGTTATAGTGCTGCAATTTCTTCAGGGGTTAGCCCTAAAGCTGCAAGCTTTGCTTCGGCAGATGCTTTAGCAGCAGCTTTATTTGCTGCCTCTATCGCCTTCTGCTCTTCAATTCTTGCAAATTCTTCTTGTAGTTTTCTGTGCGCTTCAACCTCTTCTGGAGTAAAAGGTCTTTCTATAACCTCTCCAGTTTCGGCATTTACTTCAACTGCAATTAATGTTTGCTCTGTCATGCTATTCTCCTTATGAATATTTAATTCCGTAAACTATTAGCTCTGTTCCAGCTACTAAATTGGTTCCACTAGATGTTGCGTATATTGAAGAGATAGGAGTACTATCTTTCCAAGTTACAAATGTTTGCCATATTCCATATGAAAGTGAGGTGTTGTTTGGCTGTCCAGTTCTAATCCACATTGTTTTATTGCTTGATGTTTTATAGTTTGGCAAGAATCCAACGTAATTAGTGAAAAGTCCTGAGTTTGCTTGGCTAGCGTTTACACCACCAACTTGGTTATTGGTATAGTTTACTTCAACACCGCCAGTATCATTCTCAAGGTAAATTTCACTTCTAACATAGTTAGAAGTGTTGTTATTAAACGCAATTCCAAATGAGCTTCTTGCAGCACTCAAGTCGACTCTAGCAGACAAGAAAAACATTAAAGCGTCATAGGTATCTGGAATACTTGTAGCGCCAATTGTTCCAGCCGAAGAGGTGAGAGTAGCGCTTGCTACTTTATAGAAAGTTACAGCCATGTTACCCTGCCAATCCAAATACAGTAAATCGAGAACCGCTGGTATATACAGCTCCACACTGTATAGCTAATTGAGTTATTGCATTTGTATCATGAAGAGTTCCACAACCATATGCAATATTAAAGTTTGTTTCCCAAACGCTTTCTACATAGTATGGTTTATATGTTGAAGCATTTGCGTTTGGTATAACTATTCGCAACATACCCATGGCATTGGCTGCTTGGTTACCACCAGGGTTTGTATACGTATACCCAGTAGCATCATAAATTCCCTCGTTGGGTGCAGAGCCACCGCTCCAGCAGTAAAGCATATCGTGACGGATGGAATTAACATTTGTTCCATTCAAAGTAAAAAGAGCGCCACCACCGCCAGCGGTTCCAAACACACATTCAACTATTAAATGTTTATATCCACCAAGACCAGTAAAGCTAATAAGGGTTTGGCTTCCGTTTGCTGTGGCTGTTGCTATAGGTTCAAAAGTAGGTGTTGGCATTATTACCCCTTAACTCCATAAAGTGAAACGCTCCCAGCTCTCCAACTGCCAGTTCCAGCAGTAAGTGTGATTGTGTTAACGGCATCGGTTTTATTCCAAAAACCAAGGTCCAGTGTATGAATACTTCTAATTGAGTGTCCGCCTGAATTATCCGCAAAACCGCTTGCGCTACGGAATGTTGTTCTTTTTGCGGTATCTGCGTAATCCATAATATCTAGAAAAAGTGTTCCTACAATATTTGCATTACTAATCCATCCACCACTGCTAGTGCTTGCTCCAGGACATTGCACATAAAGAGCCGAACCAAATGTATTTGCTCCCCAGCTTCCATAAAATGGAGAAGCTGTTCTAACGTCTGTTTGAATATACCCGCTCCAATAACTGCTTGTCGTGTCTGAGTTAACAGTAATGTTTACAGAACTATAAGGCGCACCAGTTCTTCCATCGGCGACACTGCCGTATATCTGAAGGTGTTTATACGTGCTTGGGATTGATGTGAACGAAACATTTGTTCCGCTTAGTGATACTGTTTGAATATGCTCAAAGCTAGGAGCGCCACCAGCGCCAGCAAAATTGCCAAACCCATAACCTTTAGCAGATTGTAATGTCAATAATGGCACGAGTACTCCTAAGCAAACTTAGTTTGAGATGCTAATACAGTGAATGTTCCGTTTGCTGTTTTAATAATTGTAAATACGTATGCGTCAATGCTTGAAGCATTGCCTGCGGTTGGCGCTGTTCCGCCTTGCCACTTAGGGGTTACTGTACCGCTGTCAATTTGAATAGTGCTTGGATAATATGCAGTAGCTCCATTGGTGTTCAACCAAACAAGAGTAATAGCATCACCAGTTGCTAGATTATTATTTAGCGATGATGAGCTACTATACCTAAAGTTAAGAGTATGGTTTGCTGTTGCGTTCGATGTGTAATACCAAACAGAAGCTGTTGAAAAATCAATGTCAATTGTTCCAGTTGCAGCCGATGCAACAATATTAACATCTTCTTCTAAACCTTTTGTAACTGTATCAGCAAGCGTTCCGCCTGCTGCTCTAGCAAGTGGAACTCCACCTGCGGTTGAACCGTCGTGTACGACTACGGTTTTCTTATCGGTATCAACTGTCAGCTCAGCGAGCAATCCTGTAAAAGAAGCATGCTGTGCAGTCGTACCTCTACGGCGTTGAAATGCAAATGGCATTAGATTGTTCCCCAATCTGATAGTGATGCCCACGAAGCGGACGTTCCGTTTGTGGTTAAGAAATATCCATTATTTCCAGTTTGACTTGGCAATACATATACACTTGATGTATCGAGTGATACTGTCACAGCACCACTTGCGCCACCCCCAGAAAGACCAGTGCCAGCAGTAACAGCGGTAATATCACCAGATGTGGTAACTACTTCCCATGCTGTACCGTTGTACACATTCATGTTCTTGTTAGTGGAATTCCAATATAAAGCACCTTCTAGTAAAGCATTTCCATCATTATCTAAAGTTGGTGCTGATGCTTTTGAGCCAAGGTATCTGTCGTCAAATTCATCATAACTTGCAGCAGCTGAAGAAGCTGACGTTGCTGCACTAGAGGCAGAAGTGGCAGCTGATGTAGCGCTAGTTAGTGCTGAAGATGCAGACGTAGCTGCAGCTGTAGCAGAAGCGCTAGCATTTGATGCTTGAGCAATGGCTATAGATGCTGCACTGTCTGCGCTGGTTGCGCTGGTTGCTGCTGCGGTTGCGCTATTTGCTGCAGATGTAGCAGAGGTTGCAGCCGAGGTTGCTGAAGTTGCTGCGCTCGTAGCGCTTGTTGCTGCTTGCGAAGCAGATGAAACTGCTGTTGCTGCAGAGTTTGAAGCAGTTGTTGCAGATGCAGCAGCAGATGTAGCACTGGTTGCTGCACTGGTAGCAGAGGTTGCTGCTGCAGTAGCAGCAGCTTGAGTATTAGCCTCTAATGAAGATAAAGAAATCCAAGTTCCAGTACTGTTATCTACAGTGGTGATGTCACCCATATCTCTAACAAGACCAGATGCAACCTGACCAGCAACTGTTGTTGCAGAAGCGGATGCGCTTGTAGCTGAAGTAGCAGCAGCGGTCGCTGAGTTAGCAGCAGATGTAGCTGAAGTGGCAGCAGCAGAAGCAGAATTCGCTGCGGAGGTTGCGTAACCAGCAATCGTGGCTACAGAAGCAGCAGCGGTGGTTGCGCTTGCAGCAGCGCTTGTAGCGCTGGTTGCAGCAGCAGTGGCACTTGTAGCAGCGGAGGCTGCAGATGTGGCTGCTGCGGTTGCTGACGTAGATGCTGAAGATGCTGATGTGGCAGCTGCAGTTTGGCTAGCAAGCGCAGACGCTGCGGAGGTTGCTGCAGCGGTTTGGGATGCTAATGCACTAGTAGCCGAAGTTGCTGCTGCATTAGCGCTAGAAGAAGCAGAGTTAGCACTGGTCGCAGCAGCTGTTGCTGATGTTGCAGCAGAGCTGGCTGAAGTAGCAGCTGCAGTTGCTGAGGCTGCTGCGCTGGTAGCGCTAGTTGCAGCGGAAGTTGCTGAAGTTGCAGCAGCTGTTACTTGTGCATCAGCAAAGTCTTTACGTACTGCATCAGAAGAAGATGTAGGTGTTGCAAGATTGGTAATCTTAAATCCACCAGCTGATAAATCAGAACCAAGTGTTGCGGTAGTTAGAGTCTTGCCAGTAAGAGTTTGTGCTCCGCCAGTACCAACAATGTCACCAGTTACGCCATGTGCATTTGTTGCTGCTTCATGTGAACGAAAATCTGAAAAGTCTAAAGCGGATACGCCGTGTTCAACCGTTGCTCCAACAGAGTGAGCCTTGGAACTTGTTCCATCAACTCCACGTGTTACAGTATAAGAAGAACCAACAAGACCAGTTACGGTTACAATTTCTTCGTTGGCTGTATCTTTTTCAAGAATAAGTGTGAACGGATACTGCGACGGTAGACCAGAAGCAGCAGCCAATGACAAGCTTGTGCTTGTCGTGCTAGCATCAACAGCACTAGACAAAGTTGTCTTAGCAGCGGTTGAGCTATAATAACGTGCAATTGGTGGCATTTATTACCTCGTATACTGGATTGTGTTTAGGAAGTTAGCTTGTTGCTTAGCGACTTCTTCTGCTAGGCGAACTGTGTAGAGCTGGAAGATATACTTCGCAGCTGTTGTTGATGCTCCAGCTTGTACTGGTTGGTCAAGCGCATCTGCAGATACAGAGGTTGCTGTAACCTTTCCAGGGTCTACTGTTGATAGCAAACGGTACATTGCGCCAAGACGAACTACGTCTTCGCAAGAAGACGGCAATCCGCTGACTGTAAGTTCCTGGTTATCAGTAATAGCTGTTGGGTATTTTGTGTACTGAACATTTACTGTTCTGCCAGGCATTGGTGATTCTTTTAAAATTAAAGCTTGTTTAATTGTACTGGTTGTAGCGTCATAATAATTTGTATCAAGACGGTAGTTCTTAATTATCTGCCAAACCCCAGTTGAGTCTGGAACATCCCATGAAATACCAGTAATGTCTACCAGGGCATCTGGCATGATGTATGAGTAATCAGAACCATTAAATGTAAAAGTTTCATATGTAATGCAAGGGAAGTTCATCGCCTTGATTGTTTCGTTAATTGCTCGCTTAACTTGGTTACGTGGGAAGATTGGATTGTTTCTTGCAACAGACCCAGTCACATGGCTTGTTGCTGTAGTTCCACGCCAACCACGTCCAATCGCATTACCAGCGCTACCCAATACTTGGATAGAACCGCTAGTTGGGATGACTTTCTTTAGATAGATAAGTTCGTCATCTATCTCAATAATTCCTTTGCTGAGGGCTGTAGCATCGTCAACCAACATGGTTGTATCCCCAGCGGTTGCTGCACTAGTAATAACAGTAACTGATTCTTGGTTCTTAACATATGAGTTAACTTCACCAAGAGTCTGTTCGGTCAGCTGACTAAGTGTTGCCATTATGCTTTCGCTGCCCTTCCGATAATGTCAGACGCTCTGACGGCTTTCTGAATATCTTTCATCTTTGTTGACGCTGGCTGAATTCCCAGCTTACGTGCATCACGATATGCACTTAATTCTTTATCTGTGTTTTTAATCGCACCAGCAACTACTTCGTTAGTGATGCCAATATTGGAAGCACGAGCACACTCTCCCCATGAATCATGGTCTTGGGTTTTGCAACCACTTCTACACTTCGACAATGTAATCTCCATAACCAGCAGCAGTTAACTCTGCTGCTTCTGCATCTGTAATTGGATTGTCATAACCGCCACGCAATACGCGGTCATAATCTTCCAATGTGCTGTCTTGCGGGGAAACAATGGTTGACCAAGTTCCGTTTGACTTAACCACAGTCTTACCCCATGGATAAGAAACAAACCAAAGGTCATTACTCATCCCAAGTTTGATTTGCATGGTTGGTCCACGAAATATCTTTGCCATTACCACTTAGCCTTATCTGCCCAGTATGCTGCCGACATAACACCTTTAGCTATGTTTTTAGCGTGACGAGCTTTGAATGATTGGCGACGCTGGCGGTAAGCTTTTGTTTCTCCAGCTTTTTTTGGTGAACCACTTACACCTTGCTGACCAAACCTAATAGTCTTAACTTGGTCACCAGATTTGGCAACAACAACATGGGACTTGGTCGGATGACCAGGTGTACGCTTTGGCTTGTTAAAGCCAGATACTCCAGCTCTTTTAAGCCTTGGGTCTTGGTTCGCCATTCTTTTTATACTCTCCAACTTTTCCGAGTACTGCTTGGATTCTTCCGTCTTTACGAAGTCGGACAATCATTCCGTTTTTAATTTGTATTGGGTTAAAGCCATAGCATGGCTTGTATTGTCCCGATGACATTACTTCTTCTTTACTTTAGGTTTCTTAACTTTTGCCTTGCCAGTTATAGATAGGGCAATTGCAATTGCTTGCTTTGGGTTCTTAACTACTTTGCCACCCTTGCCAGAATGTAATCCTCCAGCTTTAAACTCATGCATTACAGCTTTAACTGATTTCTTTGGCATTGTTACTTCTTCTTTAACTTAGGCTTCTTTACGGCAGCCTTCTTGCCATATTCCATCTTGCGCTCTTTAGCACCTTCAGTTTTTTCGTGCTTCTTCATAGCTGCCATTGACTTGTACTTTTCGCCTTTAGCTGACATTATTCTTCATCCTTATCTATAAAATCTGGTGATTCTAATTCCCAATCAGGAAGGTGACGAACCATCAATTCCCACGCTTCACCTTCTGTAAAACCTGCTTGAGCAAACGAGTTGTATAACTCGTGTGCTTGATGTGCATATTCTTGAAGTGGCGTAAAGAAATCTAGTGGCATCTCCTGTGCTTCTACTTTTTTCTTTTTTGCCATTTAACTCCTTAATGAAGAAGGGGCGGTTGCCCGCCCCTTCCCATAATCCAACTACGCAGTTGCGATGCTTGACTTTGTCTTGATGACGTAGCGAGCTTCCTTGCGGTAGATGTTCCAGCCAAGAAGACCCTTCCAGCCAACTGGCTTGAAGCGCATCAACTTGTCTGTTACAGGACCGATAACTGTCTTTGGCTCGTATGAAACAGCCTCAACAAGAGCCTGCTTACCGAGGATAACAGTTGCGTATACCTTTGAAGTACCAGAACCAGATACGGATTCTGCACGTGGTGTTTCGATATAACGAACCTGGTCGAAGATACCGATTTCACCATTCCAGAGGTTGGCAACGCCAGCTTCTGTGTAGGTGTGAGGTAGCTGCCATGATACGTTTCCAGATGTAGCTGCTTCTGAACGAAGGTCGAATGATACGTCTGGGTGAATTAGAGCGGTGTAGAAACCGCCATCACGTGGCTGTACAGATGCACCGCGAAGCTTTGCAACACCCTTACGTGCGAGAGCAGAAGAGATGTATGGAGCAGTGGTGCTTGAAGAAACATCTTCACCGTTGAGTGTTGACTCATCAGCAGAAGTTGTTCCTGTATAACGCATTGTTGCAAGAGAGGTTAGCTTGTTCCAAACGAGTGAGTCGAGAGAATCACGCATGTTGAAAGAAACCATGTCAGCAACAGCTGGGTCAATGTTTGAGATTGACTCAAGAGCTAGACGCTCAGTTGTCAATACGGCATTACCGTATTCATCTACAACAACATTAACCTTGTTAGTGTTGTTAAGAGTAACTGCATCTGGGTCTTGTGTCTGGGTTAGTGCAGTAGTTGCACGAGATAGGTCTGTGTAGACCTGGAAGACGACGGTGTTACCTGGGTTTGTTACATCGACAGGACGCTTGTCCGCGAACTTGCGGAACATTGGTTCTGAGCGAAGGTTAAACTCAATGTACTTGTCATACGCCGTCTGAATCAAGTTCGACATCGTTGATGTCGTAGTTGACGTTGCTGGTGTAGTAGGCATTTTTTCCTTCTAATTAGGTTGACTTGTGGACTTGTCAGCCTTTAAGTAGATTGCTTAGTTCCTCTGGCGAACTAGCGTTCGCAATTCGAGAAGCCAAGTCTTGACCCACGTATGGGTCAACAGAATCGTCATCAAAGTCTGACATTTGCTCATATGCTTGAGCGTCAGGAGATTTCTCTCCTTCTTCAACGGCTTCGATACCAAATGCATCGCCGTATTCGTTTAGCCATTCGGCTACCGCATCCTCATCTGCTTCAATTTCATCTGGGATGAATTTTGCAATTCGTGGGTTAAGTCCGAAATTCTCTAAGATTTCTCCAATAGATGCTTCGTGACTTTGTGTTGTGTACTCTGCAAGAATTTCATCGCGTTCCTTGACTTGCTTCTGGAGCGCATCGATTTGCTTGCGTAGTTTCTTCACAAGGTCAGTTCCACTGCCATTGTCTTCATCTTCGAAGTCGTACTCTAGGTAGTCTTCTGCCATTGTTTTTTCTCCCTTATTAGTAGTTAAACCCTCATCGGGTTCTGCACCACACGTACTCCGCAGCAGGGGTACTGGTTCGTAGACGTGATGACTTCCAGACTTATACACATCTCCAGGGCTGGTCGGTCTGGGATGGAATCTAGTTTTTAAACGTCAGGTGTTCTGACGCGAGAGCCCAATGAGGACTTCTCGATAGCGCTTCGTTGCTGGAACTTAGCCCGCTCTTTAGATGCAAGCTTCTTAGTCTTGATGCCAACTTCAGCACCACCAGCAAGTCCTAACGATTCACGTGCTAAGTCTTCTGTTCCTGCTGTTTCGCCATATAGTCCCATCAAGCGACGGTAGTCAGCTTGTTCACGAGAAGCACCTTGGAACGCACGTTCAGCAGCATCTGCCTTACCTGCCTTGGTAATCTCTTCAGCAAATCCTTTACTGATTCCGCCTTCCATACCTGCACGTGTGGCTGCGCCACCAACTTCTGCAGATGTGTACATCAACTTAGCTTGTTCTGTTGAGTATTGGTAACGAGAGTTAATAGCATCAAATGCTTTTTCACCATCGAGCAGGTATGCAACTAAGTCACCAGTTGATAGTCCATAGAAATCTTGAAGTGACTTAACGATTGCTTGGTCTGCTTTTTGCAAAGCATTCTGTGCAATGTTTACACGAGATGTAAGTTCAGCAACGCTGATAGAGTTAGAAATTAAATTAGCAAAATCTTCTGGCTGGTCATAGAAATATGTTGGCATATTAGCCTCTTGAAGAATTTCTCTATACCCATCTTCTGCAGCAATATATTCTGCTGGGCTTAGAAGTCTATCTCCAGGGCGACCCTTGCCGTCAGCCATACGCTGACGAATTGCTTCATTAGCAGCAAACCTTGTTTTATATGCATCGCTAGAATAAATTGTGTTAAGAATCTGTGCATCGGTAGGCATAATATTTTCTTCATATACCTTGTCGATGGTATCCATTAGTGATTTGATAAACGCATCACCAAGACCAGTATTCTCAAACATCTTCATTACTGAGTCACGAGCACCAAAGTCCTTATAGGAATCAATGACTTTACCCTGTGACCCGTCGGACATAATCTCGACTACTTCAACAACGCCACCAGTTTTACGTACAGTACGTGTACCAATAACTTTTGGCTTAGCAGCTTCTGCTGCAGCAGCAGCCTGCATAGCAGCCATTTGGTTGGTAAGGGCTTTAATTTGGTCAAGAATTGCATTAGTTGCTGCAGCATCTGGACCAGCGCCACCAGCTCCAGGAGGAAGGTTTGAGCCGACTACACTGGTATTAACTGTGGATGTATTTACAACAGTGGTTGAAGTGTCAGTAACTGTTGTGGTTGATGTATCTGTAACAGTTGTAGTTGAGGTATCTGTAACGGTGGTTGTATCTTCATCAACTGGTCCGCCTACACCTGTTCCAGCTGGACTTGGACCAGCTACTGTAGGAGTAATCGATTTTGTTTCTGTACCAACATTAACTGTGGTTCCAGACCAAATCATATTACCACCCTGGTACTTAGGGTTGGTCTTAAACTTAGGGTTTAAGTCATATAGTTCTTTTAATGTAAGGTCATTAGCAGCAGCAATAGCAGAAAGGGTGTCCCCAGGCTTTACGGTTACCTTAACTGGTACTTCCTGAGTGGTTGCTTCAGCAGCAGCTTTAGCAGCTGCAACAGCGTTAGCCATTCTTGCTTTTTCAATTGCATCAGCTTTAGCTGCATCTTGTACTGCAGTTACAGAATCAAAAAACGCTTCTCTTGGCATCGGTTACCCCAGGAATCCAAAGTCTTTTAATATACGTGAAGCAATAGAAGTCTTTTCTTCTTTTGCTGTTTGGGTTGTGTCCCATTTAGCACTACGACGTGCAAGCTTCTTTGTGTCATATAGATTCATGGTTGTGAAACTGCCATCTTTATCTTGCACATTGATAGCTCTTTGTACAAAGTCATCATTTAGGTCAAGCTCTTTTGTACTGCCAAGTTCCCATGTATCAGCAATAGCCTGTAACCATGGGTCAGCAGCCTGACGAAGAGTTTGACCTTGGTCAATAAATCTTGCCAAGCCAGGAGCAAATAACTTTGCTCGCTCTTGAAGCTGGTTATCCACATCTTCTGGATTCAAAGTTCCAGCAACCAAGCCTTTCATGCTCGCCTCAAACCACTTAGTGAATCCTTCATTGGATGTGGTTTGGTCATAGCCATAATCCCAAGCCATGTTGTATAACTCGCTAGCCATGGTTTCTAACTTTCCAGCTAGTCCCGTGTAGCGGACACGACCGTCAATATCATTCTTGGTAGTGAACTTAATTGAATCAGCCATTAATTTATTTAGGTAATCTTGGTCAAAGCGAACAACCTTGCCATCTTTAATGATGGCTTGCTTCATCATATTGTTAGCATATTCAACAGCTTCATTAGCTGTGATGGTTAATCCCATCCCTTGCCATTGCTTTACAATATTGCTTGCATTCTTCTGTAGGTCTGCTGCAAACTGACCAGGGTTAGTAGCCTTGTAATAATCAAACTGGCGTTGAGTATCTGTCTGGTCACGATACCAAGATGTACCTTTAACAATTGCTTCCATTAGTGCTGGGT